GTATGATCGCTGAAGCATCAAACATCTCACCCTTCATGGCAATACTCTGGTGTTTTTATCCAGTAGCATTCCTTGTAGGGTTAGAGTTGTTTTTAAGAGTAGATGATGATGACGATGACGATCCCGAAGGTGGAGTAATGACACCAGTATACCAAGGAGCATAATGATTTACACATTAACATTCGCATGTGCAGTAGCATTTACTGCAATCAACGGACTACCGTTCGTATTTTCATGACACTATTATTCACAGCAGCAGGGTTTCTAAACCTGCTATTTTACATATTTGCAGTTGGTTTTGTAATTTCATTACTATTAGAACAGTGGTTAAAGTTTAGACCTTTATCTGTTGATTCATCTATGAATGAAAGAAATATGTATATTGTACAGACCAACAGAAAATACTGTTGGAGACAAGCATTGATGGTTAATATCTATTGGTTCCTATGTAACGTAGGTTTGTATTTCATCTCAAGAAATATAGGGACACCAACGGATAACTTCTGGCAAGGAATATAATTCGATTCTAAAGGAGATCTTGACGATCTCCTTTTTTATTGCTATAATAGATTCAAACCTAAAAATTATGATGAAGTTATCCGATAAAACGAAGGCAATTCTAAAGAACTTCACGGAGATAAATCAATCCCTTTCTTTCAAGAAAGGAAAAAAGATAAGAACTATCTCACCTATGCAAAACATTCTTGCTGAAGCAACGATTGATGAAGAGATACCTTCAGACTTTGCAATCTATGATCTACCTCAGTTCATCACAACCATTGATGTACTATACAAAGATCCTGACATTGACATTACATCAGAGCAGTATGCTTCTATCAAAGAAGGTAAAGCAACTCGTTCAAAATATTTCTTTTCAGATCCTGATGTAATCATATCACCACCAGAAAAAGAGATGGCACTTCCTAGTGAGGAAGTATCTTTCAATCTTGATGAGAATCAGGTCAAGAAACTTATTCATTCTGCAAACATATTAGGTCTTCCTGATCTATCAGTTGTAGGTGAAGCAGGAGTTGTCAAGATTGTTACAAGTGACCGTAGAAATGATACTTCAAATGACTATACAGTAGTGGTAGGATCCACAGATCACGAGTTCTCATTCAATTTCAAGATGGAGAACATCAAACTTATTAAGGGATCATATCAAGTTAGTATATCTAAAGCAAATCTTGCTAGATTCCATAACGTAGCATATAATCTTACATATTTTGTAGCACTAGAACCTGATTCTTCATACGTCTAATGTTTTGCGATAGACTTAGTTTAGTTACTGGAGGATTTGATCCTATTCATAGTGGTCATCTTCAGTATTTCAAAAGGGCAAAAGACCTTTCAAACTATCTCGTTGTAGGACTGAATGGAGATCCTTGGTTGAAGAGAAAGAAAGGACAATACTTCCAATGTTGGACAGAACGTGCAGATATTGTACGTCATCTTGACATGGTTGATGCAGTAGTTTCTTGGGATGATTCTGATGATTCTGCATGTGGTGCTATTGCAAAATGTCTAGACATCTCTACTGAGGTGATATTCTGTAATGGTGGTGACAGAGGTAAAACTAATACACCAGAGTATGAAAAGTACAAAGACAATCCTAGAGTTACATTTGAGTTCGGTATCGGTGGTACTGATAAAATGAATAGTAGTTCTTGGATTCTCCATGGATACTTTGAGCGTCAACGTAAACTTTTAGGCATATGATTTCAGTTTTTGAATTACAACTAGCAAGAGATTTTTTATTAGGTGCATGTCCACCAGTATATACCCTACCCGGTACATGGACTAAATGCAACGCAATAATCCCTCACTATAATGCAGATCCTAATTTAACATTAGGTATATCAATAGCGGTTATCACTGTATTGTTAGCAGGATATGGTGTGTATAAAGGATTCTTTGCTAATAAAAATCTAACAGATCCATGGGACGATCATGACGACTGAACTAAGAAACAAACTGAATCTCAGAGAGTGTGATTTTCTAATCGATCTTCTCATGACTGATAGAACAAATCAGATTGTGCATACTGCCACAGTATACAAAGTAGATGTTGCTTTGCTCGTGCAAAAACTAGCAGGACAGGGTGATATGTTAGAGGGAGTATATAACGAGTTCAATGACTGAATGTTGGAAGGTCTGGAAATATGCTCTAGGATCTTTCCAAGATGAGACCACAAAAAAGTATGATAATATAATCTGTATCATACGAACCTTTATTTTTTCACAACTCGTAATTACAAACTGCTTTATTGTTGCAGGTAATATTCGTCACTGGAACGATCACTACACCCCACCAAATTATGAAAGACCAGAACTCAATTCAGAAAGAAGATCAGACCCAGAGATGGAACAGGGCACTGGACATCTTCATAGAGTCAGTTCATAAACCTGATTCCACACTTAGAGGTTGTGCTCACAATCAAAAGTGCTATAATGAACTTATGTGGATTCGAGAAGATATCCTAGATCATCTTCGAGGTCTTCGCAGGTAACTTATTTTTTATTATGAACAACTACGGTCTTGAGATTTTATTCTGGGTAGTGCTAGGATGCTTTCTTGTATATAACTACGAGGAGTCAAAGCGATGAACATATTTGTAACTGATCCTGATCCTGTTGCTTCTGCACAGGTGCTACCTGACAAACACATTGTCAAGATGCCACTAGAGACATGTCAAATGTTATCTATCGTAGCATCACCTGAGTGGGGTTATAACTTAGGCACTTTACCTAAACTAGATGGCACACCATACAAAACTGCCAAGGGTGCATTTCGTAATCATCCATGCACTATATGGGCACAACAAAATTTTACATGGTTGATTCTACACGGTCTAGCATTGTGTGATGAGTATACACATAGGTATGGTAAAAGACATAGTTGTCAATCTACTATCGAACATGCTGACATAATATTTCCACGACAAGATTCTGATCCTACAGAGTTTGTATTTGCAGGACCTGATGAGTTCAAGAATGATAACAGTAAGGACATCTTTACAAAGTACAAAGATTATATTTTTTCAAAACCATGGGCAAGAGATAATTACTTACGTGACCCATCGAGAAGACCAGAATGGATGTGGTAAAAAATAGGTGTATTGTCAATATGCCTGTGTATTCTATGCAGTTAGATATTGATAATGATAAACTTATTGAGGACATACAGGAACATAGAAATAATTTTCCCGAAGGTGAAATATCTAATGTAAAGGCATGGAGAAGTTCGTACAAGACACATAAGCAAACTAAAATCTTTGATTCATATATTAATAAAATTTTAGATGGAGTAGATAGAGCAAGAATATCCGATCCTGAGTCTTTTAGTAGACTTGATGTATGTACATACAAGGTTCAAGATTTTTGGGCACTGATGTATGAGCAGGGTGATCATACTGTAAGACATACTCACTATCCATGTACATGGGCATCATGTTATTATGCATATGCAGATGAGGACTCTGCACCTATTAGATTTGACATGTTGCGAATCAAACCGAAATCTGGTACACTACTATTATGGAACGGATCTCTCTTTCATTCTGTCCCTGAGACAAAAGGAAAGAGAATTGCTATTTCTGCAAATCTTATTATTGATGACTTTGGATAGAGACTTTATATGGGTTGAAAAATACAGACCCAAAACAATTGATGAATGTATTCTACCTGAGAGAATCAAGAAAACCTTTACTGATTTTCTAGCAAAGGGTGAACTACCAAACATGCTCCTATCTGGACCTCCCGGTATAGGAAAGACCACTGTAGCAAAGGCACTGTGCAAACAGATGGGACTAGATAGTTATGTTATAAACGGATCTGATGAAGGTAGGTTTCTCGACACCGTGCGTAATCAAGCTAAGAGTTTCGCCTCTACTGTTTCCCTTACGTCAAGGGGCAAGCATAAGGTTATCATCATTGATGAGGCAGACAACACCACCAATGATGTTCAATTACTTCTTAGGGCGAATGTTGAACAGTTCTATAAGAACTGTAGATTCATTTTTACGTGCAATTACAAGAATAGAATTATAGAACCATTGCATTCTAGATGCACAGTTATAGATTTTAGTGTAGATGGTAAAGAGAAGCAAACGATAGCAGCACAGTTTTTCAAAAGATTGAATGAAATATTATCTGTAGAAAAAGTTGCAGCAGATAAAAAGGTATTAGCAACAGTAATACAAACACACTTTCCTGATTGGAGGAGAGTTTTGAATGAAGTGCAGAGATATGCAGCAGGAGGAGAGATTGATACTGGTATATTATCTAAATTATCAGATGTAAACACAAAAGAATTGATGGGATATCTTCAGAAGAAAGACTTTCCCAATGTAAGAAATTGGATTGTACAGAATTTAGATAATGATCCCAACACAATACTGAGAAATATTTACGATTCATTGTATAATGTATTGAAACCTACAACTATACCACATGCAGTATTAGTTGTGGCAAAGTATCAATACCAAGGTGCTTTTGTTGCTGATCAGGAGATCAATCTCTTGGCAGCGATGACTGAAATTATGATGGAGTGTGAATTCAAATGACCAATCTCAAGACACCATTACGATATCCGGGTGGTAAGTCTAGAGCAGTTGGTAAAATCAAGAATTTCTTTCCTAATCTTTCAAATTGTAAGGAGTATCGTGAACCATTTCTAGGTGGTGGTTCTGTAGCATTACATATCAGTATTGCTTTTCCACACTTGAATATCTGGGTCAATGATCTATATGAACCATTGACAAACTTCTGGCAAATCTTACAAAAACAAGGTGATGAAATTGCATCCAAACTCAAAGATATCAAAACAAACACCTCCGACTGCAGAGTACTCTTCGAGGATAGCAAGTCTATTCTACAAGATAGAGGATCTACCCCTGTCGAACGTGCTATTGCTTTCTATATCGTTAATAAGTGTAGTTTCAGTGGTCTTACTGAGTCTTCATCTTTCTCAAGACAGGCGTCCATCCAAAACTTCAGCATGCGTGGCATCAACAAACTACCCCAGTATAGTAGAATCATTCAAAGATGGACAATTACAAATGACAACTACGAAATCTTACTAACAGATCTTGTAAATGCTTTTGTATATCTTGATCCACCATACGAGATAGATTCAAACTTGTATGGTAAGAAGGGTGACATGCATGAAGGATTTGATCATGATAAGTTTGCATACAAGTGTGATCAAAGGACTGCAAAGATGCTTATATCATATAACTCATCTCAACTCATCAAAGATAGATTCAATAGTTGGTCTGCATCCGAGTATGCTCACACCTATACTATGAGATCTGTTGGTGATTATATGTCCAAACAAAAACAAAGAAAGGAATTATTACTTTTTAATTACAACAAAGAACCAAAAATACAATTTTCATTTGAGAGTTGCTATAACTATGATAAACTCAACTCATCAGGATTGACATGAACCCAGAAAATGAAAATCCATTTTGGGGAGAACCCACTCCTAACGATTTGTGGGATGACATGGATAAACTTAATGAATTATATGAAGACCTCGGATGGGATCATACAGATTACTTGGAGATGCAAATCGAAGGTAATCATATTACAATAAGAAATAGATCAAGGGAAGGTAGATGAAACCAGAATTGAAGGATTGGTTGAACTCAATCAATTACAAAAAGAATAACTTATTTGATGATCCAGATGTTACTGATTCAATGTATCCTGCATTCATAGTGAACAGATGTATGGCAGGTCATATGGATGCTGTGCTATATGCTAATGAGATGAATATATACAATTCTTTAGATAAGAGACTACAGTACGACTTTTTACTAAATATTTTACGATCGCGGAAAAGATTTTCTCCTTGGATTAAAAAGGAAGAATTAGATAATCTTGAACTAATCAAGAAATACTATCATTACAGTGACGAAAAGGCAAAGCAAGTCCTCTCCTTACTTACCGAAGATCAGTTGAAATTTATTAGAAAAAAACTTGACACTGGAGGATTGCGATGAGCGTGGTGATTGAACCAATATATAATTGGTCACCTAGTAAAATGATTGAGGTTGTATTAGCAGAACCTGATGATTTTTTGAAAGTAAGGGAAACCCTGACAAGAATAGGAGTAGCATCCAGAAAGGAAAAGAAAATATATCAAAGTTGTCACATATTACATAAACAAGGTAAGTATTTTATAGTTCACTTCAAAGAACTTTTTGCTTTAGATGGTAAAAAGGCAAATCTAAGTCTTAATGATTTTCAAAGGAGAAATAGAATTGTTCAATTACTAGCAGATTGGGGTTTAGTTAACGTGGTTTCATCAGAGATGGTGACTGATATAGCACCACTCAATCAAATAAAAGTGATTTCATATAGAGAAAAGGGAGATTGGCAGTTAGAAACAAAATATAATATTGGTAAGAAAAAAAATACCGAACCCCAATAACCGTACCTTGAAAAAATAGCATCGTGTATAATTAGTACTGTCGCCTTCGGGGACATTATTCACAGACGCTAAAGAGGTCACTATGTTTAACAACGGAATCACGTTGACAGTTGGAGATACAGAAGAATATCTCAATAAAATAAGACGAAATATGATCGGATTTGACGATTGGATCAGCGATTTCGATTCACATTTTAAAAATTCTAACTACCCACCTTATAATACTATAAAGATATCCAATCATGAGTATAAAGTAGAGGTAGCACTAGCAGGATTCAAGAAAGATGAACTAAAAGTTTACACCCAAGAGGGTAAACTCATCATCGAAGGTAAGAAAACTGAGAAAGAGGGCACTGATTACATGCATCGTGGTCTTGCACAGAGATCTTTCACTAGATCATGGGCAGTTCCTGATGATTTAGTAGTAAAGAACGTAAATTTTGAGGATGGATTACTCCTTATTGATATAGAAAGAATCATTCCGGAGCATAGGCAGCGTAAGGAGTGGCTCTAAATACCTAAAAAGCAATTAGGTCGTGTTCAATAGGGTAAGAAAACACATTTCAGCGTCAGATCTTCGTCGATTGAACGAGGGTCTGACTTTGAAGTTTAGAGATAAATTAAATCCAGTATTTTGGGGTCCATCTGGTCTGAAATCTACAGTCAGAGAAAAATTAATGGAGTTCGGTAAGGCATTTGCAGACTATGCAGAGATACCAGAGCAAGGAATTGTAGATATTTTGATGTTAGGAGGTAATGCAGGGTATAACTATACCAAATATTCTGATATTGACGTGCATTTGGTGGTAGATCCTAAGTATGTACCTGATTGTGATCCAGAATTGATAGATGACTACTATATGGATAAGAAAACTCTGTGGGAGTTGACTCATGATATCAAAATATATGGTGTACAGGCAGAACCATACATTGAGAGACCCGGAATCACTAGAAAGAAGAGTCAGGGAGTCTATAGTATATTAAAAAATAGATTTATACAAGAACCACAACGATTTGAGGGTGAATTAGACGAAAGAGAACTAGAAAAAAAGACAAACAATATCAAAGGTAAGATAGACAGACTCGTAGATAGTGATAATGGTGTCGGATTACGTGCTATAATGAAGAAACTAAGGGCAGCAAGGCAAGCATCACTCGATTCCTTTGGAGAGTATGGATTTGAGAACCTTGTCTTCAAAGAACTAAGAAATAGTGGTTACATTGACAAAGTAAGGGATACCGTGCTACAATTAAATTCAAGAAACCTATCCTTGACATGATACAAATATTATTATTGAAGAATCAATTGGTTCTTATTGCTCGAATTGAAGAAGTTGGTACAGAATTAGGAGAACCAGACTGTAAGTTGTTAGAACCATACGAATTGAAGCAAGAGAATGGTGAAAACTTCTTGACATCGTGGCCAAGTTTTACATCACAGAAGGAATTGATGATTCATTCTGATAGTATACTAACAATGGTACAACCTGATAAGGATCAACTTGATAAGTATCAGACACTTACAGCAAAACCTAGCATCACTGTAAAATGAGATATTACACCAACGTTCAGATGGTCGGCAACGACTTTCTGGTTCGTGGGTATGAGAATGGCAGGTCATTTACATCACGAGATGATTTTCAACCCACTTTGTTTGTTCCTAGTAAGAAGAAAACAAAGTATAGAACCTTGGATGGGAAGTATGTTGGTGAGATAAAACCGGGAAACGTAAGAGATTGTAGAGAGTTTATAAGATCACATGAGAATATAGAAAAGTTCCCTATCTATGGCAATCGTAGATACATCTATCAATATATTTCAGATAAGTATCCAGAAGATGAGATAAAGTTTGATCTCAACAACATGAAACTCGTCACGATTGATATTGAGGTGAAGTCTGAGAATGGATTCCCCTCTGTAGAGAAGTGTGATGAAGAGATGTTGCTCATATCATTACTTGATTTCTCCTCGAAGAAGATACTTACCTTTGGTGTAGGTCCCTTTGATAATAAAGATAAGAATGTAACTTATATTAGGTGTGTAGATGAGTATGATATGCTACAGAGATTCCTTGCATATTGGCAACAGAATACACCAGAGATTGTGACAGGATGGAACTGCACATTATACGATATACCATACCTTGCAAAGAGAATTACTCGTATTCTAGGTGAGAAAGCATCAAAGCAACTATCTCCATGGGGTCTAGTGACTCATGAAGAGATCTTTATACAGGGTAGAGGACATCTACAGTATGATATTGCAGGTGTCACTGTTCTAGACTACCTAGATCTATACAAGAAGTTCACATATAAGGCACAAGAGTCATACAGACTGGACTATATTTCATCTGTAGAACTAGGACAGAAGAAACTAGACCACTCAGAGTATGATACCTTCAAAGATTTCTATACAAATGGATGGCAGAAGTTTGTAGAATATAACATCATTGACGTAAAACTTGTTGACGCTCTTGAAGAGAAGATGAAGTTGATTGATCTTGCTGTAACTATGGCATTTGATGCTAAAGTAAACTTCAATGATGTATTCTATCAGGTTCGTATGTGGGATATGATTATCTACAACGACTTGAAGAAGAAAGATATTGTCATACCACCAAAGCAAGATGAAGATAAGTCTGATAGGTATGCAGGAGCGTATGTAAAGGAACCAAAACCGGGTGTGTATGATTGGGTAGTATCATTCGACTTGAACAGTCTATACCCTCACCTTATAATGCAATACAATATTTCACCAGAGACTTTACTGGATGAGAGGTATCGTGGGGTCAGTGTAGATAAGTTATTGAACGAAGAAGTAGACCTAACTGGTCTCAAAGGGGTCACTGTGTGCCCAAATGGTGCTGTATTTACCACTAAAAAGAGGGGATTTTTACCCAAAATAATGGACAAGATATACAGCGAAAGAGTTATCTTCAAGAAGAAGATGCTCAAGGCAAAGCAAGAGTATGAAAAGTCTCCCACCAAAGCATTGGAAAGAGAAATTTCTCGTTGCAATAATATACAGATGGCAAAGAAGATTCAACTCAACTCTGCCTATGGTGCTATCGGTAATAACTACTTCCGTTATTACAAACTGGCAAATGCCGAAGCGATCACGTTGGGTGGTCAGTTCTCTATTCGTTGGATTGAGAATAAACTAAACCAATACATGAACAAATTATTAAAAACTAAGGAGACTGATTATGTTATTGCTTCTGATACTGACTCTATCTATTTGCACATGGGTCCTCTGGTCGAAACTGTATACAAGGGGAGAGAAAAGACTACTGAGGGCATTGTCTCGTTCCTTGATAAGATCTGTGACGTGGAATTTGAAAAGTATATTTCGGGTTCTTATGAAGCGTTGGCGAACTACGTAAACGCTTACGAGCAGAAAATGTTCATGAAGCGTGAGACTATAGCAGAGAGAGGTATATGGACAGCGAAGAAAAGATATATTCTAAATGCATGGGACATAGAAGGTGTGAGATTTGCAGAACCAAAACTCAAGATGATGGGTATTGAGGCAGTCAAATCTTCTACCCCTGCACCTTGTAGAACTCTTATCAAAGATGCACTCAAAGTTATCATGACTCAAACTGAACAAGATGTGATAGACTTTGTGGAACAAGCAAGAGCAGACTTCAAGAAGTTACCTGCAGAGGAGATTGCATTCCCTAGATCAGTTTCGAGTGTAACGAAATATCAAAGTTCAAGTAGCATATATGCCAAGGGAACTCCTATTCATTCTAGGGGATCCTTACTTTTCAATTATCACATAAAGAAAAATAAACTAGATAATAAGTATAATATGATAAACAATGGAGAAAAGATAAAGTTCGTTTATTTGAAAAAACCAAATGTCATCCATGAAAATGTTATTTCGTTTATTAATCAATTCCCCCATGAGTTAGGGTTACAAAAATATATCGATTACGATTTACAATTTAGCAAATCCTTTGTTGAACCTGTTAGGGCGATACTGGATGCGATCGGATGGTCACTGGAAAAAACAGCAACACTTGAATCTTTCTTCATTTAGTGCTACACTATTAGAATCAGGACAAACTATTTTGGATCTTCCAATAAATGAAAAAGAACTTGGCACAATTGTCAAGGCATTAACACTTGGTGGCGATACAGCATTGTATCAAAGACTAAAGTTAGTAAAGGAAACTATCGAGGCAAACCCCGGTGGACCATATAAAAAAATCCTAAGAGAAACTCATGGAATGGTAATTTAATGAACTTTTTTGATGATGTAATCAAGGACATAGGAAAGGACACTGCAAAGTTGTCTAAGAATCTAGAAGAATCACATTCATTTCTAGACACTGGTTCCTATATTT